TTCTGACCGAAAATGAGTTTATTCATCATCGTAACAAATGCCGTCTTTATATCATCATCTCGTATGAACTGCATAGAACATTCCGTTATCTGGCTTATATGCTTGCTACAGCACCAAGCAATGTATTTTCTTATTCCAGACGAATGAATCCGTCTTTTAAAGGTACTGCCACATTCCGAGCAGATAATTTTACTGGAGAAAGAATATCGGTTTTGATATTTGTTATTGCGCTTTTCGATTCCTTTTTCCTTTGCTCTCTGAGTGAGAATGGCATCCACAGCTTCAAAATCTTCATGGCTGATAATTGCCTCATGGTGGTTTTCTACTAGATACATATTTTTCTCACCATAATTGGTGTGCCTGTTAAAATGGCGGTCAGTATAGGTCTTTTGCAAAATAACATCGCCAGTATATTTTTCATTGGTCAGAATCCCTCGAATGGTAGTAGCCGTCCAACGACCACCTCTTTTTGATGGAATACCCTTTTGATTAAGATCATCTGCAATTTTCTGTGTACCTTTTCCCGATAATACCTCTGCAAAAATATACTTCACAACTTCAGCCTGCTTAGTGTTTATCACCATTTGACCATCAATGTTGTCATAACCATATGGTGGATATGAAATCTTAAAAGTTCCGTTCTGAAATCGTCTTTGAATTGCCCACTTAGTATTTTCCGAAATGGAAATTGACTCACTTTCTGCAAGCCCGCTTAATATAGAAAGCATCAACTCACTTTCCATTGACCCCGTATTGATGTTTTCCTTCTCAAAATAGATATGAACCCCAAGGTCAATCAGTTTGCGAACCATCTCCAAGCAGTCTGTAGTATTTCTCGCAAATCGGCTGATGGACTTTGTAATAATTAAGTCAATCTTCCCAGTTTCACAGTCTGATAACATTTTAAGAAGACCAGAGCGATTTTCCTTTTTCGTACCGCTGATTCCCTCGTCATAATATAAGCCTGCATATTCCCATTCTGGATTTGCCTTTATGTAGGACTCATAATGAGCCTTTTGTGCTTGCAAGCTGACTAGCTGTTCATTACTATCTGTTGAAACTCGGCAGTAGGCAACCACTCGTGTTTTTGGCTTAAGAAAAGAGTTGGCTAGATTTCCTTCTATTTTTGTTATCTTTTTCATCGACTCACCTCCTTTTTGGTAGGTCACATATTACCTCTGAACGCCCAGTATATCAAGGAATATCGGGCATTATCTGTGCTAACATAGGTGAGAAAGTTTCGCGGTTTAATAGCATAATTTTGTTGAACTCTTCCTTTGAAATAAGACCCTTATCAAGCATTTGATGTAATAGCTTTTCCGCCCTATAATAATCAAATTCTCTTTGAAGAGCCTCGGCACTTAGATATTTCCTTTTTGGATTTAATAGTAGATCCTGTTTATCTGTAATTTTAGTAATCTGCATATAGGTAACCTCCATTTCTACAGGTAGACCCCTGCACCTATATGCAAAAATCCCTAATAATTCGAACCCCTAAAGGTCAAAAAAAAATGACCCGAAGAGCTATTACACTCCTCAGGTCATAGGTAAAAGTGTTAATCATACTTTATAAACGCATCCGTAAAGCCAGCTTTTTTCGCTTTGGCAAGCTGGGCCTCAGCATTGGCTTTGACGGAATAAGCACCGATTTGAACGCGGTAGTATTTCTTTTTCTCTGATTCTGCAGGTTTAGCTCCTTCACTTAGAAGTTTTTTCACATCTGCACGAAATGTATCCATGCTCTTTCCATGCTTAGGAAACCAGTTTTTCGGATCACCATGATTACTTGCGATCCCTCTTTGATAGCCTTCATAATGACCAATAATATCTTTTTCAGTTAGATTGTATAATTTGCAAAGATAAACACAAAGCTCTACCGCTTCTTTATAAACTGCATTAAAATACGAGGCATCGGTCAAACCGTCCTCGCAGATTTCAAAACCAATATGAGTATCATTTGCCTTTCCACCTGCATGCCATCCACGATGGTTCCATGGCAGGGTTTGATAAGTGGCAATTGAACCATCCTTAAGCTTTCCAATGAATGCATGGACACAAACTTGCCTTCCACCTGGTCTATCCTGATTCCAGTGATTGTTGTACTCGTTTACACCCAATAGGCCATCGTCCGGTCCAACGTATCTACGAAGATACGGATTATTTGCACCAGTGCTATGAACCATGATACCTTTCGGTGTAATCTTTTTTCCTGCCTTATAACATGCATTTTCAGTCAGAATAAGTTTTCTTAGATTCATTGTTCCTTACCTCCTTTATTATGCAGCTGAGCAAGAATATCCTTTAATTTTTCTGGTATCGGTAATCCTAAGCGCCCTGCATTTTCCAACATGGAAACCCCTTCATTGGAGCAATAGAAAAAGATGATGGCGGTTCGGAGCATGCTACCGTCTCCTATAAGGTTCGTGTCGATAATATGACCTATTCCAACCATTACAAAAATAAGCACCTTCTTAAAAATGCCTCGAAAACCGACCACGCTGGATAGCTTTTTATCAACGATGGCGCACATGACACCAGTGATATAATCAGCCACCATCAATGTAACTAATGCATATAAAAACCCATCAAACCCTCCTAAAAACCATCCCAAGAATCCGCCTAATGCAGTTAGTGCCACTTGTACCCAGTTCCAAATTTCCTTCATGACTTTTACCTCCTTCATGATTTTGAATATATAAAAAGAGTGCCTGCATCTTCGCAAACACTCTTGGATCGTTAATTATATTTGTTTAGGCAGTGCCTCCCATAGCCTCATATCCTCCTGTCCTAAAGACCATATGGCAATTCCTCTAAGTTTCCACCGATATGCCGCTTCGTTTGCCCAATAGACAAGGCTGTCTACATCCTGATAATAAAGAATCGAGAAACCATCAGCATCCCCGAGAAATAGGCGCGAAATCCATACATTAATGTCCTTAGGCACAATCTTTACTGAATAGTCATTTCCACAGACCAATGATAAAAGCTCTGAGTGAAAAAAATCATAATCCATGGAAATATCCTGACTTCTTGTTGAAGCTTCCTCCACATCACTGTTAACTGTAAAAACCTGAAACTCACTATCCCATGTAACACCAGTTCTTTCTAGTCTCCCATACTCCGTTCTAGTTCCATCTGGGAAGATTACATCAAATCTTTCATAAGGTTCATAAGTCCAGGCATCTCCTAATCTTATTAATTCACATAGAATACGTCCATCAGATTGAATTCCGGCATAACCACCTGAATAACCATCAAGCGACGCTGTGAATCGCAAAATACTACTTGCTCCAGAATAAACCCTTACAGAATTACTACGTATCCTCATTTCAATGGTGTACATTCTTGGATTTGAGCGAAGATCTGATGATGGAGTTTTAGAAATTTCGGTTGCATAGCTTCTGATTAGAGTAGAACCATTATATAGTTCAATACGCTGTGAATTAATATTTAAACAGCAAAAGAGTTCTCCACAAAAAATGCCAGCTCGACCACTTCCATCTGAAGGAAAAGCTAATCTCGCTCTTAAATGAACATCTGAGAAACCATTATATTTCCACGCCAACCTCCCATGTCCATCAAGCTGTGAATAAGGGCGAGTAGCTGGATCATTCTTGTTCTGCCACACCTCCCACTCTCCGCTTAATGTTGTCCAATAGCTGGATGGAAGCGGATTTTCATCTCGAAAGTCCTCATACCAAATTAGTGCTGAATCAGGCTTTCTACGAAGCACTTCAGTTGTCAATTTAAATCCTCGATCGGGCTGAACCATTAAACCGTTCACATCTTTAAACTTGCGAGGGGATAGCATGAAGTCAGCCTCTCCAGCAGTAGGTTCTTCAGTAAAGCTTGAACATACCCGAAATCCGTAGAACTGTACTCCTGGTACTGATGAACTAACTGTGACAGTATGGGTTCCAGCTGAAAGATATACACCCGAAGCCAAAGAGCTCCAGCAAGTTGTTCTCCAGTATGGCCACCATAACCTACTCTCACTAAATACCTTATTCATTCCGTCAAGCGAAACATGGATAGTATTCTTGTCCCAGAAAGGAAAAGAAAAGCGAATGGCTACATCATAAAAACCAGCAGATTCTATTTCAAATTCGTAGGTGGCTTCACCTTCATCTCCAAGTGTAATAAATTGAGATGAAACTGATACATTACCAAAATAATTATCAGGTGTTCCACCACTACGGTCTATAAAGATTGCGCCAAATTCAGTTTTTTGCTGCTTACTATAGGCGGTCAAATATCTGCGACGATTGTAGGATTCCTCAAGTAATGGGTATGTTCTTGAAACTGCATCCCAGCCTTCCATGTAGTCATACACATGGGGCAAGGCCCAAGGCACCTTATCATAATCATCCCAATATGCAATGATTGGTATCATTGGTTGTGGCGGCCCGTCATCAGTAAAGTTATATCCTCCAGTCATCCAAAGCTTTGCTGCATAATATGTGTTTGAAATACCACGATATGTTATTCCAAGATTATCTGGTGTATCATGTATTCTCCAGTTCCAACCATAGGCGGGCAATCCCAAAAATATTTTTTCAGGACTCATAACCTGAACTGCATAATCATAAATACCTTCCAACCAATCCCTCGGAGATACCGGTCCCGGAGCAGAACCAGCCCATGCCATGCCATAACTCATAATCGCTGCCGTATCGCAGTACGGATTTAAGTCTTCATAGACACACCAATTTTCGCCACCAACCGAGCCTTGTACTCCCGTCATTCCCGGTAAACAAATATTAACGAGTTTAGAAGAATCATAGGCTTTGACAGTATTATATATGTCACGAAATAGGGCATTGGCAGCATCCTTGTTCTCGTAGCCACCTCCACGTTCCAAGTCTATATCAACCCCTGCACACCATGGATACTTTTCCATAATGCGAATGATCTCAGTAAGAAATTTATCCTTCGCACCACTGGTATTATTTCTAAGGGCAGTAAAAATAGAAGCTGTACCATGATTCATAATAGTCAGTAGCCATTTGATATGAGGCCAACGGTTAATATAGGTAAGCATACTGGATATGCTTGTTCCTGTTTCTGTTATTGTCCCGGTGATATCCACTTCAAAAGTAAAAATACCCACCGTATCAATTCGATCACCATAGTCTCGTAATGCTTGATACATGCGGGTATTCCCCATGAAACTCCAGACCATACAACGCTTACCTTTTAAATAGTCAATCAAAGGCGCTCACTTCCTTCCTGCATTTCTTGAAACTCAAATAATACCCGGGCTGATTTTCTGTCTTCTAGCTTTATCACATGTTTGCTATCACCGGATGCTGTATATTGAAAAAAACCTTCCTTTTCAGTTGGGTTTCCGTTCTTTAAACACTGTCTAGTTGATGCTAGTAGCGAAAAGGTATCACCTGGACTAACTGCCTCTTTAAATTTCACCTTGTGCGCCCCTGCTCCTTGAGACAATTGGATACTACCTGCAGCCATATTTTGGTTAGGATAAATATGACAGTCAAGACCAGTGGAAGTTGAACCCAGATTGAAGAGAATAATCGTCTCTCCGCTACGAACCACTCCGTTATAAAAGCGAACAGGAACTATTGTCTCACTCTCCCGATATTTTTGCAGCATGCTCTCTGTGTTAGTTGTATAACCGGTAAGGTGATTCCCTTCCTGTGCTTGAATATCAGTAAAATATACCGTGCCTGTACAATCTTCAAGAAGTAGATTCACTGTTACGCTTACTACTCGTTTATCCTCTTTACAATGAATCGTCTCGGTAAATCTGGTAAATGTAACTGACATTTGCACCACCTACCCATCCAGCGTCCATTGTATTTCTGACACATGACCAACCCAGCCCGTAGCAACAGAGCCACCTTGCAAAAGCATATCCGTAAAGAATACCTCACCAGTACAATCAGTAATGAAAAGACGGATGGTAAGCGACTTTATCTTGCCAAAACCTCTCGGTGTAATAGCATGAGCTGTCTGTGAAAAATAAGCCATAGCGCTACCTCCTTCCTAATAGAGATCAATAAACCTAGTTTCTGTCGAACCGTCCTCATATTCAATAACAACTTCAATTCCAACTTTTCCGTTTGGCCCTTTCTGTAGGTTTTCCGATGCAATCTGCGCTGAAAATGTGTAACTCTTCCTACTTGCAGGATACACAGTCTGGGATAGACTTTTTGTCATTCCTAAAACTCCCTCAGCTTTAAAAGAAGCTGTTCCTGATACACCATTATTAGGGTCAACTGTAAAACCTGAACTTAACCAATAGGTTAACCCGTCATCAGCTCGTGAATTTCGTAGATGATTAAAAGGCACTAAGTCTTTTACTTCCTGACGGTCAAGAACATCAGTGGAAGATAAAATATCGGCTGCTTTATCCCATCCAGCAGAGGAATCTCCTAATTCTCTTAAAGTTGTTGATAGCTCCAGCACTGTTTTCCATGG